ATGGATCAACTCCATTCTAACACAGACGATACATCTCGTAAACGGGGCACGCATCTTACCCTTGATGAGCGTGGTGCAATTCAAACACTAAAGCGTCAAGGCTTGTCATTACGAGCCATTGCTGATGCCGTAGGCTGTGCACATGCTACTGTATGGTACGAATTACGACGCGGTACGCCTCAGCGTACCAGTAGCCGTGGCCGAATTCCCATATACATGGCCAAGCGTGGGCAATCCGCCTACAATGAACATCGCACGCACTGCCGCAAACCCTTCAAACTTGATGATGCCCTATTCGAGCCGTTTATTCAATGGCTAGTCAAGCAGGTCCGTGAAAAGCATTGGTCTCTGGATGTATGCGTCGGCTATGCCAAGCTGCATCAGCTATTTCCAAAAGAGACGATGGTCTGCACCAAGACTCTGTACAACATGCTGTGGGCCGGCAAGCTGCCGATTACCGTATTCGATGTGCCACGCGCCCTTTCACGCAAGCAGCACCGCAAATGGAACCGCAAGAACAAGCGCATGCTTGGACGTAGCATTGATGAACGTCCTGCCATTGTTGATGAGCACGAAGAATTCGGTCACTGGGAAGCGGATACAGTCGTTGGGAAGCGTCAAGGCAAGGAATCTGTTGTCTTCACCATGGTAGAACGTATCACAGATCACTATATTGCCATTAAGATTTCTGGCAGAAACAGCGCTGGCGTCAGCCAAGCAATGGCTCAGCTCCATGAGCAATATGGTAATCAATTTGCTCAAGTATTCAAGACAATAACGGCGGACAACGGACCGGAGTTTGAGAACTTCTCCAATGTTGAATCCTGGGGTACAAGGGTTTACTTTGCACATCCATACAGTTCATGGGAGCGGCCGCATAACGAGCGTCACAACGGCATGCTGCGCGATTACATTCCAAAAGGCGAATCCATTGAGCAGTACACCGATGAAGAAATTTTATCCTTTGCTGATGAGCTCAACAGCCGTCCAAGACGGGTGCTGGGCTACCATACGCCAGAGGATCTCTTCGATACATTCTTGGACAAGGTGTATGCTTGTTGAGAATCATTATAGATTGTGGTTTTTGTTCAATTTGCTATTGCAATTTACGAGGTGAAAAATTACTTATATGTGCTTTAAATTCTTTAAGTACTCAAAATAGAAATAGTGCTTTGAATGTAATAGAAAATTGGCGAGATAAAAAGCTGGAGATATCAGTAGAAGTGAAATCAGCCTTACAAAAATTAAAAAAAGTAGAGGTTAATGAAAAACTAAAAGAAAGATTGCGTAATTTCTGATAGTATTAGTTTTACCGTCTATTGGTTTTTATCTTTAAATTTTATTTTCACGTAGGCAGATATATAGCTAGCCTTAGAGGACATCATCAATTCCTCCAAGGCTAGCTTCTTTTATCCCTTAATATTTACTTTTACGCCGGATTTGAATTCTACCTCGAAGTAGTCATCAAAGACCATAATCTTTTCTATGAGCCTACGGACAAGAGCTTCATCGAACTCAGACACTTCTACTTTTTGTTCTTTGATGAAATCCTGCAGGTCGTTGATGCGCTTTATTTGCTCGTCTCTGGTGACACCAGCCATAGTAGATGCGTTGCGTAGTTCGCGAAGACGAAATATCTCGTCTGCTATTTTGTTATAGTCCTCTTTGCCGGTAGCCTTTTTGATGAGTTCTTTTTGCAAGGCTTCTAATTTCACATCTATTGCTTCGGTGGAGGCACTGTCGGATAGCTTCACTGCATCAGCAATGTTCTTTTGTAAGGTAGCTATAAAGGGCTCAGGATTAGTGCAGGTATTATTTATGGCTTTTAGCACCACATCCATAAGCGTAAGCTCATTTACGGTTCTTGCCACGCAAGGCTCTATTGCACTGGTAGGTTCTAGGCGACTAAGGCAGCGCCAGACAATGGATTTGCAGCCTCTGTTGTTCCAGTGGATACGCCTAAATATTTCTCCGCAATTACCGCAATATACTATGTTAGCAAAGACGTGGTTAGAACTAAAGTTTCTCTTTTTACCATTAGAACTGGTATGAACAACTCGTCTTTTTACTAGCTCTTTTTGGACAAGTAAATAATATTTTTTTGGAATAATGGCAGGGTGGTTATCCTCAACATAGTATTGAGGCACTATGCCATTATTTTTTATGCGCTTTTTGGTGAGAAAATCTATGGTGTAGGTTTTTTGGAGTAGAGCATCGCCCATATATTTTTCGTTACGGAGTATTTTGTTAATACTGCTGGTATGCCATTTTGTTTTATGGCCACCAGTTTCTAGGCCATCTGCTTCAAGACCCGCAGCAATTTTATCCATGCTATAGCCTTCTAGGTATTCTCTATAGATGCGTTTTATGATCTCAGCTTCTTCAGGAACAATAACAAGGTTGCCGTCAGGCCCTTTAGTATAGCCAAGAAAATGATTGCAGTTAATTTTTACCTTGCCTTGTTGGTAGCGATATTGAATTCCAAGCTTTACATTTTGAGAGAGGGACTGACTTTCTTGCTGAGCTAAGGAGGCCATAATGGTTAGCAGGACTTCACCTTTAGAATCTAAGGTGTTAATATTTTCCTTTTCAAAGTAGATGGGAATGTTCTTAGCCTTTAACTGGCGCACATATTTTAAGCAGTCCAAGGTATTTCTTGCAAAGCGGCTAATGGATTTAGTGATGACCATATCCACCTCGCCTTTTTCACAAGCCGTAATTAGCTTATTAAATTCTTCACGCTTTTTTGTGCCGGTGCCGGAAATGCCATCATCAGCATAGACTCCGGCAAGCTGCCATTCGGGGTTATTGTTAATGTGTTCGGTGTAATGAGTGACCTGAGCCTCGTAGCTGGTAGCCTGTTCATCCGTATCTGTAGAGACGCGGCAGTAGGCAGCCACGCGTATTTTAGGAGCTTCTTCTTCTGCATGCTTTTGGGTATATTCTCTTTTGGCCGGGATTAGCATAACCTTTGCCATATTAGTTATCCTCGCTTTCTATAAGACTATATAAATATTCTGCTGCAAAGAAGGCATCCTCGAAGTGTTCCTGAGGAGTCTTAAGAAAAAAGCGGGAGGGGACGGTAAGGTCACGCACCTTTCTTTTGAGATTAATGCGTCCTAGCTTTTTGGCTCTTTTATGTGTTTCTTCCTCCACAGCCCTAAAGACTTCTTTTGAAATTATTTGTGGGTAGAAGGCGTTGCCAAGATATTGCTCCTTTGCTAGGAGACGCCTTGCAGAAGTATGCTTTAGGGGTAGACCAGCTTCCTTAGCGGCATTTGCTAGAGATAGACCCTTTAGATAACCTGCGTAAAGCATCTGTAGCTGTTTTGCTTCTTCTTCTATAATTTCTGCCTTGCCATTTAATATTCTGTAACCATAGGGTATTGTTCTCATACTGTTTTCAACCTTTCTTTTAGATTTAGACCACATTTAAGGTGAAAGATAGCTTCCGTTCTAGAAAGGATGGTTACTTTCTCCACAAAAGTAGTAAAGGTTTCATCACTAAAGCTTTCCTGCATAGAATTAGTTTCTGTAAAGCTAAGGAGTGCTTTAACACCTTGTAGTCTAGTGTTTTCGGTAGTCTTGCTATTGCTTAGGAGTTCTATCTCCTTGCGATAGGTATTTGCCTTTAATAGCAGCTCATTTTGTTCTTTAATGAAAAGCTGCTGACCTATGAAGCCATCAGTCATAAGCTTGGTGAGAGTATCACGTTGCTCAGTATTTTGCAGGAGTTTTACCTGGTACGCGGCTATGGCTTTTTGCACCTTTAGCGTTGGATCAGTTTTAAGCTCTTCTAGAAGAGGCTTTAGAAGGACCTCCCGGCCATAGATAAGCTTATTTATAAGGGTAACAAAAGCTTGCTTTAAAACATCATCTCGGAGATAGAGTAGGGAGCAGGCTTTAGTATCTTCAATATGGGTAGGGCAGCTCCAGGCGATGTAGGGATGCGTGGTAGACGCATGAATTACGCGTTTAAGCTTCTTGCCACAGCTTGCGCAGTAGAGCTTACCTGAAAAAGCGTAGCGCCTAGTATGTAGTTCTGGATTTTTATTAACATTTTTAAGCTTTAGGTTATTTTCTAGGACTTTAGCTACGGCTGTAAAGGTCTCTTTAGAGATAATAGCTTCGTGATGCTCCTCAGCTACGTATTTATCTTTCTGACCATAGTTTAATTGTCTTTTACCTAAAGCGTTCTTATAGGTCTTTTGAAAGGTAACAGTGCCGGTATAAAAATTATTTTTGAGCATGGCAAGAATAGAAGTGGCACGCCAAAGACCGTTTTTCTTATTTGGTATCTGCTCAGCGTTTAATACTTTAGCAATACTGTGAGTACCTTTGCCACTAAGTGCCTCTGCGAAAATACGCCTCACTACAGGTGCCTGCGCAGGATTTATTACAATAGCCTCTCCGGTCCAATCGTAGCCATAGGGTGGATAGCCTATTTTGTAGGTGCCATTTTTAAAGCGGTTTTTAACGGCCCACAGGTTGTTTTCTGAGATTGAGGTTGATTCGTCTTGGGCTAGGCTGCTTAAAATAGCTAGGAATAATTCGCTTTCCATAGTGCCGGTATTAATATTCTCTTTTTCAAAATAGACGGGGATGCTAAGCTCAAGTAATCGTCGTACTAATTCTAGGCAGTCTGTGGTATTCCTAGAAAAGCGGCTAATAGACTTGGTAATAATAAAATCTATTTTCCCTGCCTCGCAGTCTTCAAGAAGCTGGAGAAGCTGCACTCTGCCTTCTTTCTTTGTTCCGGTTATACCCTTGTCATAGTAGAGCCCAGCAAACTCCCAGTCTTTTCTGGAAAAAATATAGGCCTCGTAATGTTCTTTTTGGGCCTTTAGACTTTCTTCCTGTGCTTCGCTATTTGAGGAAACACGGCAATAGGCCGCTACCCGTAATTTCTTTGTTGTTTTATGGGTGTTATTACCTTCTAGTTTTGTGACTTTCGCCATGCTGAATCCTCCTTTGTTAGTGTCACATATTACCTCTAAAACCTAGTATTAGCAACGTATTTCAGGTAATAGTTCTACTAAAAATGGTTTAAAATTAGCTCTGTTTAGTTCTGTTATTTTTGTAAATTCTTTTGCTGAAATAAGGCCCTTTGCTAGGAGCGCTTTAGCTAGTTTCTGCGCTAAATAATAATTAAGCTCCTGATTCATTACTTTGCATTTTTCCATAGTGAACTCCTTTTCCGAAGGAAAGTACCTTCACTATCCAATGGAGTTTAGAAGGGTGATTTGACGAAAAAAACACAAAAATTCTTTAACTTCCTTATATAGAAAAAGCTGCTCGAAAATTAATCGGGCAGTTTTTTTTGTGTTTTTTCATATTTTTTTCGTCAAACAGGGGTGCTCACCTCCATTGGTAGGTAGAGGGGTAAGTAAACCTACTTTTACTACCAAAAAGAAAAAAGTTAAAATTTTTTGAAAAAGTTTCGTCAAATGGGGGTGCTCACCTCCATTGGTAGATAGAAGAGGTTAACTAAACCAGACTCTTCTAGGAGGTGAAAGAAAATGCAAAACAAAAACGGACAAGGCTTAGAGCAAGACTTAGCTGTGGTGCTAATAGCAATTAGTAAGGTTACTAAGGTAATGGCTACGCAGCTACAACATCAAAAACAGAAGGGAGGCAGAGATTATGACGGATGCAAGTTTAAAAGAAGCTGTAGCAGAATTACAAGCTGTAGTTGTGAGTATTAATGGAGTGCTTGCTTTACTTTCTGGCAAGGATGAAAATCCGGAGGAAAAGAAAGCCGTGAGCATTTCGCTAGAAGAAGTAAGGGCTAGCCTGGTAAAAACTTCTAGAGCGGGTTTTAGAGAAGAAGTAAAAGCTTTGCTTACGAAATATGGTGCGAAAACCTTATCTGAGGTAAAGCAGGAAAGCTATGCAGCTCTAAAGCTAGAAGCGGAGGAGTTAGGAAATGGCAAGTAATGGACATGCCTTTTTATCCGCCTCAGCCGCTAATCGTTGGCTTCATTGTCCGCCTTCAGCTAGGTTAAGCGCAAAGTATAAGGATATTACTACAGAATATGCAGCAGAGGGTACAGAAGCCCATGCACTTTGTGAGTTTAAACTGAGAAGTGCTTTAGGCGAAGAGGCCACCTGCCCCATAGAAGCAATGGAACGTTATTCCGAGGAAATGGAAGAATGTGCTGAGGGCTATGTGAGCTTTGTAATGGAGGAGCTAGAAGCTGCTAAAAAGCTTTGTAAGGACCCAGTGGTGTTAGTGGAAGAACGTGTAGACTTCTCCCGTTGGGTGAAAAACGGCTTTGGAACAGCAGATGCAATTGTAGTCGCAGATCAGGTTTTAAGTATTTGTGACTATAAGCACGGCTTAGGTCATGTAGTAGATGCCTTTAAGAATCCTCAGCTTTTGTGCTACGCCTTAGGTGCTTTAGAAATCTTTGAAGACTTTTATGACATAGACACAATTAAGATGACCATCTACCAACCGAGGCGCAGCAATGTAAGCTCCTACGAAATTACTAGGGAGGAGCTTTATAAATGGGCTGAGGAGGTATTAAAGCCTACAGCAGATTTGGCCTTTAGTGGTAGTGGTAAGTTTCTTTGTGGGGAGTGGTGTTCCTTCTGTAAGGTAAAGCATGAATGTCGAGCTAGAGCTGAGGCTAATTTACTTTTAGCTCAATATGACTTTAAAAAGCCACCACTTCTAGAACAAACGGAAATTGAAGAGATTTTGTCTAAGGTAGAGCAGTTTATAAGCTGGGCCAATGATGTGAAGGATTATGCATTGCAGCAGGCCATGAGCGGTAAACGCTGGCAGGGCTGGAAACTGGTAGAAGGTCGCGCTATTCGTAAATATAGTAGCGAAGCTGCTGTAATAAAAACAGTAGAAGAAGCTGGCTATGAACCCTACGAAAAGAAGCTCTTAGGTGTTACAGCCATGCAAAAGCTTTTAGGCAAGCAGCAATTTGAAGAGCTGTTAAGTAGGTATATTTCTAAACCGCAGGGTAAACCTACTTTAGTACCGGAGAGCGACAAGCGTCCGGCCATGAATACAGCGGTAGAAGATTTTAATGAAAATTAAAGGAGAGAAAAACTATGACTAAAAATGTAAATGCAAATCCTATGAAGGTTATTACTGGTAAAGATACTCGTTGGAGTTACGTAAATGTTTGGGAGCCTAAAAGCATTAATGGCAGTACGCCAAAGTATAGCGTAAGTCTTATTATTCCTAAGAGTGATACGAAAACTGTAGAAAAAATTAAGGCTGCCATTGAAGCAGCTTACAAAGAGGGCGCTGTGAAACTAAAAGGTAATGGTCGCACTGTACCTGCTCTTGCAGCAATTAAAACGCCCTTAAGAGATGGTGATATTGAGCGTCCAGATGATAAGAACTATGCCAATAGCTATTTCATCAATGCCAATGCTACGACCGCTCCAGGAATCGTAGACGCTGATTGCAATCCGATTTTAACTCGTTCTGAGGTTTACTCAGGGGTTAGGGGACGCTGTAGCATCTCCCTGTACTCTTATAACAGCTCAGGGAATCGTGGAATAGCCTGTGGTCTGAATAACCTGCAAAAAATCAGTGATGGTGAACCTTTAGGTGGGAAGGCCAGTGCCGAGAGTGATTTTGCTACTGATGACGATGATGACTTTTTGAAATAGGGGGAGACAAACTATGAGCTATTATGAATTTGCGAAGCAGGTTGATGTGTTTGTGTTATTTACGCTAATTTATCTTGTGGCAATTCTGCTACTAGCAGATGTAGCTGCAAAAATATTAACCTTTGTTTTTAAACAATACGAGGCTATAAAAGTAAAGATATTTGGTGAAGATGAATTTTAAGTAAGTACTGGGCGGTAGGAGTCTAAGCTCTTGCCGCCTTACTTTCTAGAAAGGGGAATTATGGATACTTTAAGTATAGATATAGAAACCTACAGCAGTGCTAATTTAAATAAGACTGGCGTATATAGGTATGCCGGTGAAGCTGATTTTGAGATATTACTTTTGAGTTATTCCGTAAATAGAGGGGCGGTTCAGGTCGTTGATTTAGCTAGAGGGGAAAGTATACCACTAGAAATAGAAGAAGCCATTAAATCACCTAAGGTTTTGAAGTGGGCCTTTAATGCTAATTTTGAAAGAATATGTCTGTCTAAATATTTTATGGAATGGTTAGAGCCAGAGGGCTGGCACTGCACTATGCTCTGGGCTGCTACCTTAGGACTTCCGTTATCTTTGGAGGGCGTAGGTAGTGTGTTAGGCTTGGAAAAACAAAAGCTAGTAGAGGGCAAAAGCCTGATTAAGTACTTTTGTGTGCCCTGTGCTCCTAGCAAGGTTAACGGAGGGCGCTTACGTAATTTGCCAATTCATACACCGGATAAGTGGGAGCTCTTTAAGGCCTACAATAAGCGAGATGTAGAAACGGAATTAGCTATTCAGAAAAAACTATCTAAATTTCCGGTGCCAGAGGAGCTTTGGGAAGAATACTATCTGGATCAGCAAATCAATGATAGAGGCATTGGTATCGATAAGGAGCTTGTTAAGGAAGCTATAGCTTTAGACACTAGAGTCAAGGCAGAATTAAAAAGTAAAATGCAGGAGATAACGCACTTAGATAATCCTAATTCTGTGCAGCAGCTTTTAGGCTGGCTGTCAGAAAAGGGCCTAGCAGCAGAGAGCTTAGGGAAAAAGGCTGTAGCAGAGCTATTAAAAACAGCACCAGCAGAACTTAGAGAAGTATTGGCACTGAGACTACAGCTGGCCAAATCTTCAGTAAAGAAATATACGGCTATGGAAAGTGCACTATGCGCAGATAGTAGAGCAAGAGGCATGTTTCAATTCTATGGTGCGAATAGAACAGGTCGCTTTTCTGGTAGGCTGATTCAACTACAAAATTTACCACAAAATCATATGGTTGATTTAGCTGAAGCAAGAAGCCTAGTAAGGGCTGGAGACTATGAGCTTTTAAAACTGTTTTATGGGGATATACCAGATACTCTCTCACAGCTTATCCGCACTGCTTTTGTGCCACAGGGAAACAGGAAGTTTATTGTAGCAGACTTTAGTGCCATTGAAGCTCGAATTCTTGCCTGGCTTGCTGGTGAAACCTGGCGCCTTAAAACCTTTGAAGAAGGAGGAGATATTTATTGTGCCTCTGCCTCTAAGATGTTCAAGGTGCCGGTAGTAAAGCACGGTATTAATGGCGAACTTAGGCAAAAGGGTAAAATTGCTGAACTAGCACTTGGCTATGGGGGTTCTGTTGGAGCTCTTACAGCTATGGGTGCCTTAGAAATGGGACTAGAAGAAAAAGAACTAAAGCCTTTGGTTACCTCGTGGCGTAGTGCTAATCCTAAGATAGTAAATCTATGGTGGGAGGTAGATAAGGCTGTCAAGGAATGCGTAATAACGCGTACTGCAAGAGGCTGTTATGGTCTTAAATTTACCTACCAGAGTGGCTTTCTCTTTATTACGTTGCCTTCAGGACGGAAGCTAGCTTATGTAAAACCTAGAATTGGTGAAAATAAATTTGGCGGAGAGGCGGTTACCTACGAAGGGATTGGTATGACTAAAAAGTGGGAAAGACTAGAAAGTTACGGGCCAAAATTTGTGGAAAATATTATTCAAGCCATAGCACGGGATTTATTGGTTTATGCGATGCTCACTTTAAAGCATTGTTCAATTGTGGCTCATGTTCATGATGAGGTAATTATCGAAGCTGATAGAAGGATGTCATTAGCAGCAGTATGTGCTCAAATGGGTAGAACTCCACCTTGGGCTGAGGGTTTAGTACTACGAGCTGACGGCTATGAATGTGACTTTTACAAAAAAGATTAAATTTTTTTCAAAAAGTTTCGTCAAATAGGGTGTCTCACCTCCATTGGTTAATAGGAGAGCAAATTACAGCTCTTACTAAAACTTATGGAGGTATTTTTATGCAGGAATTAATCAAAGTAAGCTATGAAAGTGGAAAGCCTATGGTGAAAGGCAGGGAGCTACACACAGCACTACGCGTTGAAACTCGTTACAATGACTGGTTTAAGCGTATGTGCGAATATGGCTTTGAAGATGGTACGGACTTTTACTCATTTTTGAGTAAAACTACAGAAGGAAGACCTGGTATTGAACATCAGCTCACGATTGCTATGGCTAAGGAGCTATGCATGCTACAACGTTCAGCAATGGGGAAGCAATTTAGGCAGTATTTCATTGCTGTAGAGGAAAAATGGAATTCCCCGGAAGCAGTAATGGCGAGAGCATTAGGATTTGCTAAAAAGCAATTGGAGCTTGTTAAAGCAGAAAATATGGCTTTTGCTAACCGTCTTGCTTTACAAAACCAGCAAATTTTAGAATTACAGCCTAAAGCAAGTTATTACGACATTGTTCTTCAATGCAAGGATTTAGTGCCTATTTCTGTTATTGCTAAGGATTACGGGTGGAGCGCCGGTCGCATGAATAAATATTTACACGAATGTGGCGTGCAGTTTAAGCAGGGTAAGATTTGGTTGTTGTATCAAGCTTATGCAGAGAAGGGCTTTACAAGTACAAAGACTTTTATTTCTCCTGACGCTCATGGAGATATGCATAATTATGTCCATACGTATTGGACGCAAGCTGGTAGGCTCTTTATTTACGACCTGCTTAAAGCTGATGCTATATTGCCAATCGTGGAAAGGGAGGCTTAAGTTATGCGTTTTACTTTATGCACATCAACTATTGAGGGTAGTACACAAAATTGTGTTTACCCTCACAAAAAGATAATTGCGGACGAAAATTCGCTGGCAGAGGCTGCAAAGTATGATCATGTAACTGCTGAATATAGAAACAGCTACCGAAGCTCAGATAACTTCATCCAGTCAGACTGTATTCCTATGGACTGTGATAATGATAATTCTGAGGATGAGAAAGCTTGGGTTACGCCTTTAGAAGTATCACTGGCGTTCCCGGACGTTAGTTTTGCTGTGGTCTATAGCAGAAACAATATGAAAGCTAAAGGGACAAAGGTAGCAAGACCAAAATTTCACGTTTATTTTCCTATTCAGCCCTGCACAAATGTTAAAGAATATACAGACATAAAAAAGCAGATAGCAGCTCATTTTAAACACTTTGATGAAAATGCCTTGGATAGTGCTCGTTTTCTTTTTGGTACAGATAAGCCCAAGGTTGAGCTATGGGAGGGCAGTAGGACAGTAACCGATTTTATCTATGAAGATGCTTTTTCAGCCTGGGAGAAAAGTTTAGAAGAAGTGCCAGAAGGCAAGCGCAATAGTACTATGAGCCATTTTGCTGGACGCATATTGAAACGCTTTGGTAATACGGAAAAGGCCTATGAACTTTTTCTTAAGAAAGCTGAAAAATGCACTCCACCTCTACCTGAAGAAGAACTTAAGACCATTTGGCATAGTGCTGTGAAATTTGGGGAGAAAGTGGAAAACCAAGAAGGCTATATACCACCTGAGAAATATAACTCTGAGTACAAGTTGAAACCGCTAGATTACTCAGATGTAGGACAAGCTACGATTATGGCTAAAGAATATGTAAATATGCTTAGGTATTCTCCTGCTACAGATTACCTTGTTTATAACGGTAGCTATTGGGAAGAGTCTAGACCAAAGTCTCAGGCTGTAGCTCAAGAGCTTACCTATCGTCAATTAGAAGAAGCAGAAGTAGAAATGAAAAAAGTTATGCAGGAGATGATGGGGAACGGTGCATGGGAAGTGCTGGTGGCAGTAGGCCCTAAAAAGGCACTACAATCAATGAATGAAAAACAACTTAATTCCTTTAAAAAGTATCAGGAAGCAGTGGTATATAGGAACTACGCTATTAAGCGCAGGGATAGTAAGTATATTACCTCAGCATTAAAAGAAGTAAGGCCAATGTTAGAAATTGAACAGCGTATTTTAGACACGGATGAGTATTTGCTTAACACTCCAACTTTTACCTTTGATTTACAGATAGGTATAAATGGTGCTAGAGAGCATAATCCTATGCATCTCATCACCAAGCAAACAGCAGTGGACCCTAGTGAAGAGGGAATGAGTCTTTGGCAGGATGCTTTAGATACTATTTTCGAGAAAGATACTAGTCTTATTCAATATGTTCAAGAAGTTACCGGCCTTGCTGCGATAGGTAAAGTGTATGAAGAATCACTCATTATTTCTTATGGTGAAGGTCGTAATGGCAAGTCTACCTTCTGGAATGTTATCTCTAGGGTATTAGGTTCCTATAGTGGGAATATTTCTGCAGATGTTTTGACTGTAGGTTGTAAGCGCAATGTGAAA